GTTTGTTTTAGATGTTATAAAGGAATCTGATTATTCTAACAAATTGATACATAACTTGATCAGACAACATGAATCAGAAGTTATTGCATCTGGATCACGATTGAGTAGAGTTGCAAGAGCTCTTTATGTATTCTCTAAAATTGGTATAATTGTTTCAAATGAATATTCAAAATGGTATGAAAGTCAAAACTTCCCAATAGAATACGTATTTGGTGCTGATGGGTCTTGCTTCATTAGAGAAGGTAGTACTTTGATTGAGATTAACAAGAATAAAGGGATAATAATCTATTTAGATCTGCAAAGAAATACTCGATCTCTCTTAAGACCTCTTTGGCTTGCTCAAATGATACTTAGGGGTGAAAGGAAAAATGATGTTTTTTATCCATATCTTCATTCACTTTTAGGAAAGGGGAGTTTGTTTGTGGAGAGAAAGGTTCGAATTGAGCCAACAGACTTGCTAATAACTTCTGAAGGGTTTAAATCAGGTTATTCAGGAAATTTGAAATGGGATATAGTTCAGGATGTTCAAGTTTCAAATAAAATACAACCTAAATTGACTGGTTTTTGTAAAATTAATGTATTAAGATTTTATTCATTATTAGATTATACTGTTAATAAAACATATATTGAAACTCGAGACGGTATCATTAGTATAAATGATGTTAATGGTAGGTTAAAGATTTTTGATCTAGAAATTTGTAATTCATCTCATATCCGTTATACAGGGAATATTCAATATAGAGGTTGTTCATTATCAGAATTGATTTCAAATAATTATTTTGACAGGGACAATATCATTCAAGTTTGCAACGGACTAAGGATGAATGTTAATAGATCTTTTTGTGGAGACATTCAAGGATCATTAGTAATTAGACAAAGACTAACCAGAGAAGACCTTGATTCACTCGATAAGATTTTCTTTCATTTATACAATGAATATCAACCCGGTGTAAATATTCATGATCAAGTTATATCAAAGGATTTAATAATTGATAAAGATGATGACGAAACAAGATTCGATGATTTGAAATTAATTGGATTTGATGAAGTAAATATCGAAACAGGTATGTTAAGTCAGAGAAAGACTGAATTGACTTGGCAAAAAATGGAGCAGATATGTACTCCCAGATTGAAATCCAAATTATATAACCATTATATATTTGGAAAGACTAGTTGGATGGGAGCATCATCAATATATTATGAGTGCCATTCCAAACTGATGAGTAAAGCAGTGAGGGAGAAGGATGATAAACATGCTAGCCTTCTCAAACTCTTCACAATCATGCTTACAATCTCAAAGTTGAATGTCGTCGAAACCAGAAAATCATACGATAGCAATTCTAATGTGATTATAAAACTTTTGAATACAGGAGGCTTAGGAAGAAAAGGTAAATTTTGGTCCGATGTATTCAGGGAAGTAGGTATTAGTTCTGATGAAGAATATATCTAGATAAGAAGAAACGAGACAAGACAAGACAACTCGTTCTTTGCATGTTCGAATATGTTTGTTTAAGTTTAAG